ATTCTTGCAGTTGTAAAATCAGAAGAAACAAATAAAAAACATCAATATTTACATAATTTACAGTCACCAGATGGTACTGTTCCATTTAAAACACCCTCAAACATTGTAAGATAATAAAAAAATTCACAATCTCCTTCTTTACTAAATAATAAAAGAAAAGGTTTTAACTAAAGGGAGATTTTTGATGGCATTGACTTTAAATAAACAAACAGTAAATTTTGTACTGGATCAAGGGGCCACCTTTGAAAAAACCATTACTGCCAAAAATACAGCAGGTGGTAATGTTACAATATCTTCTGGCACTACTGCAGCCAAACTAAGACAATCCACATATTCTGGTAACAACATCCACACCTTTTCTACATCCGTTTCTGGATCTAATGTTACTATTTCAATGACAGCAACAAATACTGCAAATGTTTCCGCAGGACAATATGTGTATGACATAGAGTATACTCAATCTGATGCAACTACTGTAGAAAGACTAGCAGAAGGTATTGTAACTGTATCTCCACAATCTACGAAGTAAGGATTTAAAAAATGACAGCACCTACATCTAGATCTACATTCAAAGAATACTGTAAAAGAAAATTAGGTCATCCAGTTATTGAAATAAATCTTGATGATGACCAAATTGAGGATACTATAGATGACGCAGTAGCTTATTGGCAAGAATATCATTTTGATGGTACACATCCAGAATTTGTAAAAAAACAAATTACTGCCTCAACTCAAAAGGTTTCTTCTACAAGTGGAACTTTTTCATCAGGCGAAACTATTGAGGGGGGAACAAGTGGAATACGAGCCACACTCGCTGATTTTATCAGTTCAAATACTACAATAAGATATTCAAGACCAACCACAAAAAATAATGCTAATGCAGAAGCTGTTGGTGATGGTAATACATACTATACGGACATTACAACAACTTGGACTGCTAGTGAAACAATCACAGGTTTATCAAGTGGAGCAACAGCAACAGTACATTCTAGTACAACTCAAACTATTGGTGACATAGATAATCACTATGTTTCTTTAGATGAAAGTTATATTGGTATTACAGGAGTGATACCATTTACTGAAAATTTAAGTGGAAGTACAAATATGTTTTCAGTAAATTATCAGTATGCATTAAATGATCTTTATACTATGGGTGCAGCTGGTGATATGAAAAACTATGTTTTTACTCAACAATATCTTGCCACTATTCAAAATCTTTTTTCTGGATTACCTAGATTTAGATTTAATCGTCACAGAGATAGATTATACTTAGATATAGATTGGAGTTCAGATCTTAAAATAGATGATTTTGTAGTAATTGAAGCTTATCAAAGTATGAATCCAGAAACTTACACAGATGCCTATAATGATATTTTTCTTAAAAAATATTGTACAGCATTATTAAAAAGACAATGGGGTATGAATCTCATAAAATTTGAAGGAGTTCAATTACCAGGCGGAGTTACTTTAAATGGAAGACAATTATATGATGATGCAATCACAGAAATTGAAAAACTAGAGGTTGAAGGGAGATTAGAATATCAACTGCCTGATGACCTTATGATGGGATAATACATGGCTACAAATCACTATTTCAATCATTTTGGAACTAATACACCAGAACAAAGACTTGTTGAAAATATCGTAATTGAGTCTATTAAATCTTTTGGAATTGATGTTCACTACATGCCTAGAACTGAAGTTAATACAGATTCTATCTATGGAGAGGATCGTATTTCTAAGTTTGAAGATGCTCGTGTAGTTGAAATGTATATTAAAAGTATTGATGGATTTGAAGGTGATGGAACATTTGTTAGTAACTTTGGATTAGAAGTAAGAGATCAAATTACATTTACATTGTCCCGCAGAAGATTTTTAGAATTAAATTTTGAAACTGGTAATAGAGATAAAGAACCACTAGAAGGTGACCTTATTTTCTTTCCTTTGTCTGAGTCTTTATTTGAGATTAAACACGTGCAAGATACGAATATTTTTTATCAAGCGGGTGGACTACAAACTTTTGATTTGGTTTGTGAACTCTTTGAGTATGCAGATGAAGCAATTGATACTGGTATTGAAGAGTTAGATAAGATAGAAAGAGAAGAATCCTTTTCAATAAAATTTACACTTGGAACTGGAGCTGGTACATTTACAGTTGGTGAACAAGTGTATCAAGGTTCTTCTGGATATGCAAATTCTTCAATTAGGGGAGAAGTTTTTGATTGGAATCCTGCTACAAGTCTTCTTACTATAGGAAATGTTATTGGAGCCTTTGACGCAGATAATCAAATGTTTGAATTTCCATTTTCTATAGCATTAGAAGATGACACCACACTTCTTTTAGAAGATGGTACAACAAATACTCCAAATTCTTCAACTGAAGGTAAACCATTTTTTGAGTCTGGTGCATCTTATGCTACATCATCTTTTGATGATAAAGAAATACCAAATGATTTATATGCCAACAATGTAGGGATTGAAACTGTTGCAGATGGTATTTTAGATTTTTCAGAGGGCAATCCATTTAGTGAAGGAACAGGTTACTAATGTTAGGATCTACCTTTTATCATCAAACCATAAGAAAATATGTGGCAGTATTTGGAACTCTCTTTAACGATATTAATGTTGAGAGGAAAAATTCAGAGGGTATTATTGTTGAGAGATTAAAAGTTCCTCTTGCCTACGGGCCTAAACAAAAATGGTTACTTGCCACACAAGAAACTTCTGTAGATAGAAGAGTTACTGCAACTAGAACTCCAAGAATGGGGTTTGCAATGACAGGAGTTACTTATGATTCAGCAAGAAAATTAAATACTATTGGTAGAAATGTAAAAGCAAATACTTCTTCCACTACAACCAGTATGGTTGAAATGTACAATCCTGTACCTTACAATTTTGATTTTGATTTATTCATACTAGTCAAAAATGCTGAAGATGGAACACAAATTTTAGAACAAATACTTCCCTTTTTTACACCAGAGTTTACTGTTACTGTTAATACAATTCCCGATATGAACATTAAAGCAGATGTTCCTATCACATTAAACTCATCTAGTGTGGCTGATGAATATGAAGGTGATTTGTCAGCAAGAAGAACTATTACTTGGACTCTTTCATTTACACTTAAAGGGTTTATCTATCCAAATATTACATCTGGTCAGGTCATTAAAACAATTGAAGTTAATTTCAGAATTCCTGGCGGAGACACAGATATTGAAACAGCAGAATTTATCATATTTGAAGATAGTACAGCAGATACTACAAACTATATAATATTAGACGGATTTGATGAGGGTGTTGCTTACAGGACATTTAGTAGAGCAAGAATCGTAAATGAAAGCACTACTGATGGTGTACAAGATGCTACGATTAAATCTCGCGTAACAATTCAACCTTCACCTCTTTCCGCAACAGCCAATACTGATTATGGGTTCTCCGAAACTTTTGAATTTTTTGATGAAGGTAGACATAATGATCCAACAACTGGTGGAGACATAACATCATGAGAGATATAACACCTATGAATGTGGATGAACACTTAGATGAAGTTTTAGGCATAGTAGAAAAACCTAAAAAAGAAATTGTTAAGACAGAACGTGTAGTTCCCGCGGTCACAAATGATGACAGCGAAACTGATTTCCAATATGCAAGAGAAAATCTTTATAATCTCATAGAACGTGGACAGGATGGTTTAGAGGAAATGTTAGAAATAGCAAAGAGTTCAGAACACCCTCGTGCAATGGAAGTCTTTGGACAGTTAATAGGAAAACTTACTGAGACAAATAAAGAACTATTAAATTTACACAAAACAAAAAAAGATATCTCACAGGAAACTACAGGCCCTAAAAATGTTTCCAATAATCTTTTTGTGGGTTCAACAGCAGAATTACAAAAATTTCTCAAAAAGGGGAAAACAATAAAAGAAACTGAATAATGTCTAAATCTTACTTAGGAAATCCTAATTTAAAAGGTGTAGGTGTTAGTGTAGATTGGACACCAGAAGCTGTTGAAGATTACAAGAAGTGTATGGAGTCTCCATTATACTTCATTAAAAAATATGTTCAAATTGTGAATGTTGATCGTGGTCTAGTTCCATTTGATATGTGGGATTTTCAAGAAGACATGATAAACAACTTTCATGATGAAAGATTTGTAATCTGTAAAATGCCTAGACAGACGGGCAAATCCACTACCATTATATCTTACCTATTACACTACGTTTTATTTAATGCAGAAGTCAATGTCGCAATACTTGCGAACAAGGGTGCTGTTGCTAGAGAACTATTGTCGAGATTACAACTTGCATACGAACATCTACCAAAATTTCTTCAGCAAGGTGTGACAGTTTGGAATAAAGGAAACATAGAACTGGAAAATGGTTCAAAGATTTTGGCCTCCGCAACTTCTGGTTCAGCTGTTCGTGGTTCTTCTTTCAACATTATTTTTCTTGATGAGTTTGCTCACGTTCCAAATACCATCGCCGAATCATTTTTTACTTCTGTATATCCTACTATATCTTCTGGTGAAACTACCAAAGTGTTTATTGTTTCTACTCCATTAGGTATGAACTTATTCTATAAAATGTGGATAGACGCAGAAGAAAAAAGAAACAACTATATTCCAATAGAAGTTCATTACACTCAAGTGCCGGGTAGAGATGAAAAGTGGAGACAAGAAACAATCAAAAATACTTCAGAGATACAGTTTAATCAAGAGTTTCTTTGTGAATTTTTAGGTTCTACTCGTACTCTTATAGACGCATCAAAATTAAGATCAATGGTATTTAAAAAACCTATACTATCAACCAATGGTATTGATGTTTACGAAGAACCAATCAAAAAAGCCACATACTGTATGATTGTGGATACCGCTCAAGGAAAAGGCCAAGACTATTCAGCATTCTCTGTTTTTGATGTTTCACAAATACCATATCGTCAAGTTGCAAAATATAGAGATAATAAAATTTCACCTATGTTATATCCAAATATTATATACCAAGTAGGAATGAGATATAATACAGCCTTCATACTACTAGAAATTAATGATATAGGTGCACAAGTGGCAGAAACTTTACACTATGACCTTGAATACGAAAATGTTATGATAACTTCTATGAAGGGTAGAGCAGGTCAACAGATTGGAGGTGGTTTTTCAAAGAACATTCAACTTGGAATACGAACCAGTAAACAACTCAAAAGAATAGGGTGTGCCACCTTGAAGGAAATGATTGAGACAGATAAGTTAATCGTTCCAGATTTTGAGACTATTGCCGAGTTGACTACATTTGCTTCTAAACATAATTCTTATGAAGCAGAGGAAGGTTCACATGATGACCTTGCGATGACATTAGTGATCTTTGCTTGGTTGGTTCAACAAAGATATTTTAAAGATATGACAGATCTTGATCTCAGACAAAAAATGTATGAAGATTTTG